GAGACGCCGGAGACGCCGGAGACGCCGGAGACGCCGGAGACGCCGGAGACGCCCGACCCCGAGAAAGGTTCCGCCGAGACGCCGCCCGCCGCGCCGAAGCGCGGCCGGAAAGCGTCATGAGCGCGGCCGCCGTGCAGTGGTCGCCGATCACGGTCACCGACGTGCGGGCGCGGTTCAAGACCGCGTCCGCGCCGTTCGACGACGCGGCCGTCGAGCTCGCGATCGAGGACACCCGGCCTTACTTCGACCGGGCGCGCTGGGGCGGCTTCTACCAGCGTGCCGCATGCGGGCTGGTGATGCACTTCCTCGTGATGGCGCGCGCCGCAGAGCGGACGGGCGGCAAACCGGTGCTCACGGCCACGTCGAAGAAGGCGGGCGAGGTGCAGGTCGGCTATGCCGCGCCCGCGCTGATGACCGGCGACGACGCGTGGCTGGCGGCGACGATATGGGGGCAGGAGTATCTGCGCCTGCGTCGCATCGTCGGGGCCGGAGGGCTGGTGGCATGAGCGGTTCCAACTTTCCAGGCCTCGACCGGCTGATCGAGATGCTTGAGCGGACAACGAAGCGCGAGGTCGTCGTCGGCTACCCGGCGGCGACCGGCGCCGAGCAGCACCCGGGTTCGGGCATCACGAATGCGCAGCTCGCTGCGCGCCTGTCGTTCGGTGATCCCGAGAAGGGTCTCGAAGCCCGCCCGTTCATTCCGCAGGGCATCGAGAACGGTCAGAAGCAGATTCGGGATGTTCTCGCGCACGGGTTGCGGCGCGCGGCGCGGGGTGACGTGTCCGTCGACTCCGCGTACGAGGCCGCAGGCCTCGCCGCGGTCGCAGCCGTGCAGCGGGAGGTGCGCAAGGGCAATTTCGCGCCGAACAAGCCCGAGACGATCGCGCGCAAGGGCAGCAGCCGCCCGCTGATCGACGAGGGCAATCTGATCCAGTCCACCACGTCGGAGGTGCGCGATGCTCGATCTCAGTGAAGTCGTGACCGATTCGGAGCTCGGCGCGTGCGCGATTTCGATCGAACGTGCAACGGGCGTGCGGCGGCCGTCCGGCGAGTGGGAGGAATCGTACGCGCCAGGCACGGTGACGGGCGTCGTGCATCCCGCGAGTAAGGCGCAGCTCGAAACCCGGCCCGAAGGCGAGCGCCACTTTCCAACCATCGCCGTGTTTTCCGACGCGCCGCTCGCCGCGCGCGATTTCGTGCATCACCACGGTGCGCGCTGGCGCGTCACGGCGGATTCCGACTGGTCCGACTATGGCTATTACTACGCGCTCGCAACTCGACACGACGCCACTGCGCGACCTCGTGCGGGAGCTTTTGTCGTTACCTGACGGCAGCGTTCGGCCGACATGGGATGCCGGGCCCACGGGCGGCGAGCCGTTCGTCGTGGTGAGCGCGAACGACGACACGCCCATCGGCAGCGCGCGCCGCGATTTCGACGGCGACAAAGAGGTCGAGATCCTGCGGCGCTCGTTGATGACCGAAGTGCTGTTCGAGGCATACGGGACGAACGCATACGCGCTGCTGTCGAAACTGCAGCTCGCCTTCGAATCCAGCACGGCACTGTCGGCGCTCAAGAACAGGGTTCGAGCGGCGATTCTGCGCGTCACCCGCGTGATCGACGTCTCGGCAGCCGTGGGCGGCGGCCCGGAAGAACGCGCAAGGTTCACCGCGACGTTCACGCACACGCACGCAGTGGAGATTCCACAGCCGCGCATCGAAGCCGTGGACATCGTCGTGCGAACCGATCGGGTCGTCGAAACCCTCACTCTCGATCTACCCACTACGGAGCAATAGATGCTGCCCATTGATGATGTCGTAAACGTTCAACTGAACATGCAGGCCCGCGCGCCGTCGCGGCGCAACTTCGGCATGACGCTGCTGCTTACGCCTGAGGCGGGCAACGTATTCAACGATACGAGCACGCTGTATATCTACGCCGCGCAGCAGCCGGACGTCGAAGCGGCGTTCGGGACGAACTCCGAAACGGCGCGCGCGACGCGTCGCTTTATGGCGCAGCAGCCGCGCCCGAAGGAATTGATGATCGGCCGCTGGGTCCGGAATGAGCGCGTCCTTCCCGCGACTGCAGCCGCGCTCATCGGCTCACCCGTGACTGCGCCCGTGTCCGATTTTCACGCCGTGAGCGCCGGCTACGTGACCGTTACGTTCGGCGACACGCCGACCCAGCTCGGGCCGCTCAACCTGACGAACGCGGTGACGTTCGACGACGTGGTGAAGGCGATCAACGCTGCGGCCGGCGAGGATCCGGCGTGGACGTGCTCGTTCGACGAGACGGGCAACCGCTTCGCATTCACGGCGACTGAGCCTGGCGCCGGCCCGGCTTTCCACTACGTGACGGACGACGGCCAGGCCGGCGTCTATCTGGGCGAGATGATGAAGCTGGAGAACGGCCAGGCGCGCCTTGTTTCGGGCGCGGATGCTGTCAAGCTGCCCGCCGAGTCCGTCATCGAGGCCGCCGCGGCGATTCAGGATCGGCAGCCGGGCTGGTACGCACTGGCAGTCGCGGCGCAGTTGCCGGACGGTGTGCTGCAAGAGGTGTCCGACTGGACGCAGGCGGCCCCGCGCAAGATCTTCGGGGTGACGACCACGAATCCGCAGCACGTCGAGTTCGCAGCTGGCAACGTGTTCAAGCGGCTGTACGACAAGAGCAACTATCGGACGGTCGCCACGTACGACAAGACCGACCCGTACGCGATCCTGTCGTTCCTCGCGCGTGGCCTGTCGGTGAACTTCGCGGCGAACAACTCGACGCTGACGATGAAGTTCAAGACGCTGCCGACGGTCGAGGCCGACAACCTCGGGCTGACCGAGGCGAATAAGTGCCGGCGGCTCGGGCTGAACTTCTACACCTACTTCGACGAGGTAGCGATGGTCGCCGAGGGCACGGTGCTCGGCGGCCGCTTCTTCGACGAGATTCACATCCTCGACTGGTTCGTCGACGCTGTGCAGAAGGAGGTGTTCGCGAAGCTGCACCGCAGCCCGACGAAGATCCCGTTGACCGACCTCGGCACGCCGCAGGTGATCGCGGCCGTCGAGCGCGCGTGCCGCGAAGGTCTCCGGAACGGCGCGTTCGCGCCCGGCGTGTGGAACGGTGATCCGTTCGGCACGCTGGAGACCGGCGACTACCTCGACGAAGGCTTCTATGTCTGGTGCGACACGGTCGACAACCTGTCGACGAGCGACCGCGAGAAACGGAAGATGCCGCCGATTCAGACCGCGGTGAAGCTGGGCGGCGCCGTGCACGGTGTCGACGTGATCATCAACTTCGACCGGTGATCGGTCGGATACGCAACACGAGCCCCGCTTCGGCGGGGCTTTTTACTGGAGCCTGACAGATGGCAAGTTTTGACCCGAAACAGGTGTCGGTGCTGATCAACGGCGTGCCCATCGACGACTGGTCGGACGGTGCGGACGTGATCCAAGCCGAATACAACGCGGACGCGGGCACGTTGACGATGGGCGGTAACGGCACCGGTATTTTCGTCGCGTCGGCCGACGACTCCGGGAAGGTGACGCTGAAGGTCAAGCAGCACAGCCCGAACAGCAAGTACCTCAACGCGCTGCGTATCCAGCAGCAGACCAACCTGAAGTCGTTCACGCCGCTCGAGCTGAACATTCGCGACCTGCTGAACGACGACGTCGTGACGGCGAGCAAGGGGTATTTCACGACGCGGCCGAAGTACACGCGCGGCACGAGCCATAACCCGACCGAATGGGTGATGGTGTTCGAAAAACTCAACATGGATCTGGAAAAGGGGCTCGGTAACTGATGGAAATGCAACACGACATTGAAATGGACGGTGTGCGCTACGTGATGACGCCCGCCGACGCGGCTGCCGCGTGGACCGCGCTGAAGAACGCCGGTGCGCTGCTGCAGGGCATGCAGGCGGGCGGCTTCGGCTCGGCCGACGACGTCGACCAGACTGCCATCGCGGCCGCGTGCATCTCGACGATCCTGTCGAACCTTGGCCGCCCGGAGGTGGCGCAGCTCGAAGCGATCGTGTGGGCGTCGACGGCGGCAACGGTGAACGGCCGGCAGCCGTACCGCGTCCGCGACAAGTTCAGCGAGCACTTCAACCAGTACCGCGCGCACCTCATCCCCGTACTGATCGCCGGGATCAAGTATCAGTACGCCGATTTTTTCGGCGGAAGCGCCTTCTCCGGTCTGTTCAGGAACCTGATGACGCGGTTCCAGGCAGGGAAGGCGACGGGATCGACTGGTTCATCTGGGGGCCCGTTGCCCGGCGCTTCAATGGCGTAACGCTGCACGAACTGCGCACGATCTATACGCTCGCGGACCTCTGCGACATGCACGAAGCGATGCGAGCGTGGGACGAGGCGCAGGGCGAGGCGCGGCGTGAGCGTGAGATGGAAACCAAGACGGGCAGGAAACGATGACCCTTGATGAATTCGTGGTGCGGCTCGGCGTTGCGGCCGACGTGAATCAGGCGCGGGCCTTCCGCGAGCAGTTGACCGGGATCGTGAAAGTCGCCAGCGCGGCGTCGGCCGCAATTGCCGGGCTTGCCGCCGGCGTGACGGCATGGTTCGCGAAGTCGTTGGACGGCCTCGACGAGCTCAACCAGGTCGCGCGCGAGACGGGCGAGAGCGTCGAGTTTATCCAGCGCTTCGGCTATGCCGCCGAGCAGAACGCGTCGTCTGTCGGCGCGGCGACCGCGTCGATCAAGGGTATGTCGAAGGTGATCGGTGAAGCGGCCGCCGGCGTCGGGCGTGGCGCGAAGGTGTTCGAGCAGTACGGCCTGCGCGCGAAGAACGCGGACGGCAGCGTGAAGCAGTTCTCCGACATCCTCGGGGACGTGCAGGACAAGATGGCGAAGATGTCGAAGCAGGAGGGCGCCGCTTTCCTGTCGAAGATCGGCGCGGACGCGTCGATGCTGCAAACGCTGCGGCTCACGCGCGGCGAGCTGCAGGCGCTGTTCGACGAGGCGAACGCGTGGGGCGTGTCCACGACCGAGCAGGCCGACGCCGCGAGCGAGTGGAAAGACCAGATGGCCGACCTGGCGTTCGGGTTCGACGCGCTGCGCTCGGATATCGCGGTCGGCATCTTGCCGCAGTTGAAGGCGCTGATCGCCGGCCTGAAGGAGCTGATGCGGAGCAACCGCGAACTGATTCAGGAGGGCATCAGCCGGTTCATCAAGATCGTCTACACGGCGGGCCAGGTGCTCGTGAACCTGTTCCGGTTCATCGTGCGCGTCGCGGACGGGATCGGCGGCATGCGCGTCGCGCTGCTGCTCGTTGGCGCCGCGCTCACGTGGTTCAAGCGCGCGGCGCTACTGGCGTTCGCCACGAACCCAGTGTTCTGGTTGGTCGCCGCGATCGGCGTGCTGCTGCTGCTGATCGACGACTTCATGACCTACCTCGATGGCGGCGAGGCCCAGTTCGGGGAGTTCTGGGATTCGCTGCGCGAGCCGATCGCTGTCGTGCGCGCGGAGATCGAGGCGTTTCTCCGCGATCTTGAGCGCTGGTGGGCGCAGAACGGCGAAACGGTGAAGCTGATCGCCGGCGAGGTGTGGAATTACTTGCGACTCGGGTTTGCGCAGACGGTCGCCGTGATCGGCGCGGTGCTCCGCCAGCTCTGGGACTTGTTCAGCACGGCCTTCGGACTGATGGCCGACCTGATCGACTGGTTCGTCGCGTTCTTCACAGGTGACTTCGAGGCGGCCGGCGAGGTGGTGGACCGGATGCTGAACCGGGTCGCGGACCTGTTCATCAGCACGTTCGGGCGCATCTGGGATTTCGTGAAGGGCACGATCGAGCGGATCAAGAACTACTTCCCGAGCCTCGGCGCCGTAATCGAAAAGACGCTCGGCGCGATCGCGCGATTCTTCGGCGGTGGCTCGATCACCGTTGACGGCGAAGGCGTCGGTGCCGGCGCCATTGCCGATGTCGCGCAGAGTGCCGCGGCCATTCCGCAGCAGTTGCAGAACGCGGCCGCTGGCGCCGCACCATTCGCCGGCGCGGCGCCGGGTATGACGAGCAACAGCACGGTGAACGCGAACGTGACCAACAACACGACCGTGCACGTGCAGAGCGATGACCCGGGTGCTGCGGCGCGCGAACTGGAAGCAATGCAGCAGCGACAGAACCGTGCCGCGCTCCAGAACGCCGCGAGCGCGGTTGTCGCGTAACAGGAGGGGCGATGGCCGCAGGAAGGCAGGTGCTGCGCACCGCGATAGGAACGATCACGCTCGACGTGGTCACGGACGAATCGCACACGAGCGATTTGGAGATCACAGAGAACCCGGTCGAGTCGGGCGCCGAGATTGCGGATCATGCGTTCCTGAAACCCGGTGAGGTAGTCGTTTCTGGGACTGTCGTGTCGTACGAGCCGCCGAGCAGTTCATCGTTGCTCGCGCGCGTGGTGAACATCCGAAGCGCGAGCGACTTCCTCGACGTGCTCGGCACGCCGACATCGTTCGAGGCGTTCACCGCGGACACGCTCGCGCGCGCGAAGCGCGAGCTTACGTCGTTCGTAAGCACGTCCGCGAACGCTGTTGCGGGGCTGATTGCGCCGCGCGCGCTCGCGCCGTGGTTGCCTGACTTTTCGTCATGGATCGCCGGCGACGTGAGCGCTAGCGAGAACCGGATCGGACAGATCCACGACGCGCTGCTCGCCCTGCAGAAGCGCGGCTCGCCGGTCGAAGTGCAGACCATGTCGCGGCTGTACGAGGACATGCTGCTGAAGACCGTCGCAATGCAGCAATCGAGCGTCCACGGTGCGGTGCTGACGGTCACGTGCCGTCGCATTTTCATCGTCGAAACGAAGAGGGCCAGCGGCCTGTCGGCGGCGAGCGGCGCGAAAAAGTCGGGGCGCGCCGGCAAGCAGGGCGCCAGCGCGACGCAGAAAGGGAACGTGCAGGGCACCGACGCGAACAGGAAGCGCTCGGCCGTTCGCCAGGTGATCGATTACGTGACGGGGGCATCATGATTCAACTGCCGATCGATTCGACGCCACTGCAGGAGATGACCGTCGACCCCGGCGACGGGGAGCTGTTGAAGCTGACGATCCGATACAACTCGGTCGGCGACCACTGGGAGCTCGATGTGAGCGACCGTGATGCTGACGCATCGATCGTCGAAGCGGTTCCCATCGTGCTCGGCCCGCCGATTCTGTGGCGCGACTCGGTGGATTTCTTTTTTTGGCTTGAGGACCTGAGCGGCGTCGGTCTCGATCCCATAGGTGGCGACGATTTCGGGGAGCGTTTCGCGCTGTACGTTGGGATGAAGGCGGAGGTGAGCAACACGGCGGCGGCGTAGGAAAACCGCAAGCGGCACCCCTCGAAAAGTGTGCTACGCGGAGGATTTCTCCCGACGCGTACCCGTTTGATCGTTTAGGAAAATTGTAAGGAAGCACCCATATTTTCGGCCGTACGCTTTCGGGAGTTGCCCCGGAGCTGCGCCGCAGAAAAGCGAAAGCCCCGGACTGTTTGCCGCAGCCGGGGCTTTCTTGTTCACACCATCTATTGCAGGTAGACGATGAAACATGAAGTGAAGTTTAACGTAGGGAAGGAGGTCGTCAAGATGATCGACGCGCTGGAACGGTGCCCGGCCGTGCGCCGGATTGTGTGGATGCTGGCTGTCGCTGGCGCCACGTGGATCGTGATTCACGCGATTCGTTGGTGGTAATTCATGGCGATGCAATTCGGACGTCGGTGGCGCCTCGATCTCGGCAACCGGAGCGAATCGATGTCGATCGACAACCTGCGTGTGACGTTCGATATCACGAAGAGCCTCGATGAGAAGCCGAATCCGGGAACGATCACCGTTTACAACCTGACGCGGGATCACATGAACCGCGTGCTGTCTCGGGGTTTCAACCTCGCGCAGTTGTCGGTCGGCTACAACGAGCTGCGGCTGCTGTACCAGGGGGACATCGTCAAGCCGCGCGTGCGGCGCGACAAGGCCGACTGGATCATCGAGTTTCAATGCGGCGACGGCAGCTTCGATTACACGCGTGCGCGTGTATGGACGACGCTGCAGGCCGGTGCCACGGACGCCGATGTGCTGGCCGAGGCAACGAAGGCCATGACGCGCACGCGTGCGGGCGTCGCTGACCTGACGAGCACGCGCACGCTGCCGCGCGGCAAGGTGCTGATGGGGAATGCGCGCGACGTGGTGGGTGTGGTCGCGCGCAACAGCGGGGCCGATTGGTCGATTCAGGACGGCGAGCTACTCGTGCTGCCGGCGGCCAAGGTGCTGCCCGGTGAGGGGTTCGAGCTGTCGCAGGACACGGGCATGGTGAACAGTCCGCGCGCGACCGACAACGGGCTGGAGGTCGAGTGCCTCCTGAACACCGAGATCCGCGTCGGCGGCTTGGTCCGGGTGCGTTCGATCCTCGAGCACTTCAACGGCGACTACAAGGTCGTCACCGCGAAGTACGTCGGCGACACGCATTCGACGGACTGGTTGTCGAAGCTGGTCGTCCGCGGCGGCAAATTCCAGAAGGTCGAGAAGCCGAAGGCCAGCAAGGGCAAAACGAAGAAGGTGGAGGGCGTGAACGATGGGAACGTTTGATGAAGATATGCCGTCGGGAGAGCTGGCGCGCGCGAAGGAGCTGCGCAGCGAGCTGCTGAAGGTGCGGACGGCGTTTCCGGGCATTGTCGAGGCTTTCGACCCGGACCGCCGGACGGCGACCGTGCGCCCGGCGATCGACGCGCTGCTCGCTGACGAGTCGTCGCTCGAGCTGCCGCTGCTCGTCGACGTGCCGGTGTCGTTTCCGACTGGCGGCGGTTTCGTGATCGAGTGGCCGCTGAAGCGCGGGGACGAGGGACAGGTCACGATCAATGATCGCTGCATCGACGGTTGGTTCGTGTCTGGGCGGAACGGGCCGCCGCTGGATTTGCGCATGCACGACCTGTCTGACGCAACCTTTGCGCCCGGCGTCTGCTCGCAGCCGCGCGTGCCAGGCGGCTTCGACATGAGCGCGCTGGTGCTGCGTCAGATCGATGGGCCCGCGCGCTTCCGCATGGGCAGCGACGGCATTATCGAACTAGACGGCACCCTGTTTCGCGTGAAATGCCCGGCCGTGTTCGAGCAACTGCTGACGTACCAGGCCGGCATGGCCGGCGAGGGGGGCGGCACCGGCACCACGATCAAGGGCGACATCGACCACAGCGGCGGCACGATCAAATCGAACGGCGTCACGGTGGACAAGCATCACCATCGGGATTCGATGGGCGGTGACACGGGAGGGCCGGAGGGATGAGGGTAAGGCGACTCGACGCCGACGGCGATTGGACCTTCGGGCGCGGCCGTGCAGATTACGCCGACCGGAGCGAGTCAGTGGCGCAGCGTGTTGTGACACGGCTGCGTTCGTTCCGCGGCGACTGGTTTCTGGATCTCGACCATGGCATCCCGTGGATCGAACGGATGGAACGCGGCAACGAGCGCGAGCGGCTCGAAAGCGACATCAAGCGCCAGATTCTCGGCACCGAAGGCATCGCGCGCATCCTCGCGTTCGATATCACGATCAACGGCGCCAAACGGTGCATGACGGTGACGGCGACGCTGCTGGACGTCTTCAACAACGAATTCGCAATCAGCGAGCCGCTCGGCATTTAACCGGAGCGCATGGCGTGCTGCTCGCCACTTATCACGCAGGGCAATCTATGGGGCAACTCACACCGCAGGGCTACGTAGCCGAGCGGCTCGACGCTATTCTGGCGCGCCTTGAGGCAGGGCTGCGGCGGATCTACGGCGATGACATCGATCTCAGTCCGGACAGCCCGGACGGCCAAGCCATCGGCCTCTTCGCTCAGGGGCTTGCCGACATCAATGAGCTGGGTGCCGCCGTCTATCGCGCGTTGGACCCGGACTACGCGGGCGGGAAATGGCTCGAGCAGCGCGTCGCGTACGCCGGAATCCGGCGGCGCGGGGCGAAGTACAGCCGCATGCCGAGCGTAATTTTGCAGGGCACGCCGCATCGCGTAATTCCGGCCGGCGCCGTGGTATCCGATCCGCAGCGCGTGCGTTGGCAGTTGATGGCCGACGTGACGCTGAACGACGCGGGTTCCGGACGCGGCGATTTTCGCAGCGAGGATCGCGGTAGCTTTCCGAACCCGATAGGCACGAAGCTGCGCATCGAAACGATCGTGAACGGGTGGGACACCGCAACGACGTTCTCGGCGGTCGAGCTGGGCGAGCTGGAGGAACGCGACCCGGAATTGCGCATGCGCTTCGCACGCGGCCGCGCGCGGCCGGCGCAGAACTCGGGTGAGACGATAGAGGCAAAGATCGGCGAGCTGCCGGACGTGCGCGAGGTGATCTGCCTCGAGAACTGGACCGACGTAACTGACGCCGACGGCGTGCCGCGAAAGAGCATCAACGTGATCGTCGACGGCGGAGAGGACGAGGCGATCGCACAAGTCATCTTCGCGAACAAGACTTCGGGGACCGGAATGCTTGGGGCGGTCGCGGTCGACGTTCTGGATCGAAAGGGCCGGAAGCGAACGATGCTTTTCGATCGCCCTGAAGTGATCGAGTGTGCAGCGTACCTGGAACTGAAGCGAGAACGCGGCGTCGTCGGTATCGACGAGGATGCGATCAAGAAGGCGCTCGTCAAGTATCGCTATCAGATCGGCCAGGGCGTCTCGCTGTCTCGCCTCTATACGCCGGTCAACTCGGTTCCCGGCTTCTCGATCGAAGCGTTCGATATCGGCGAGGTCGGCGGCGATCTGCTCCCGAAGAACCTCACCGTTGGGCCGCGCCAGCGCGCGCGCTTCCTTCCTGAAAACATCGAGATCAAGCTGCTATGAGCTACGAGCGCCTGCTGATATGGCAGTACAAGGGCAAGCCGCGCGCGACCGAGACGGCGAGACTGATCAGTGCCGAAATCAAGGAGGCCTGGCGCGGTATCGCGCAGCTTCCCGAGGCGCTCGATATCGACAACGCCGTGGGCGCGAACCTCGATCTGATCGGCAAGCACGTCGGCCAGTCGCGCACGATGTCGAATGTAATCGAGCGCGACGACTTCGCGTTTCTCGGCACGCTCGACGATGACGATTTTCGCTTCCTGATCCGCTGTCGCATCGCAAAGAACTACATGGTCGGAACCGTGCCGGACATGATGGACGCGCTCGACTTCATCTTCGAAGGGCGCGCCGACGTGTTTGATGCGTACGACATGACGATGTCGGTTGTGGTTAACGTCGAGATCATTTCACCGTTTCTGCTATTCGCCATCAAGAACCTTGATGTGCTGCCACGGCCCGTCGGCGTCGAAATTTCGCTGTACATCGGCGCGCCCGAGCGGCCCTTCGGCTTTGCCGGCATGCCCGACACGTTTGGTTTTGGCGATGGCGTTTTCACGAGGTACTTGTAATGACGATTTATCAGCGGCCCGATGAATACGTGTTTGCGGACGGTGCCCACCCGGGCGAGGTCGCGGACTTTCCGAACGTGGCGCGTGGGTGGGGCGAAGCCGTGGATCGTACGGGAGGCAAGCCCCCGATGGAGTGGTTCAACTGGCTCGGACTGCGTGCCGATCGCGCGATTCGGTACTTCGCGCAGCGCGGCGTCGCCGAGTGGTCGGAAACGGAAAGCTACCCGGCCGATGCCATCGTCCAGCGCGACGGTATGCTCTACCGCGCGCTTGTCGACCTGCCGAACGAAGCGCCGGAGGAGAACCCGAAGCTGTGGGGCGCCCTGCGCGGCCTCACGGTTCCGGAGGACGACGAGAGTGAATTCTTCGCGACGACCCGGATGGTATGGGCGGCGATCCGGCGCGCGGTCGAGGCGGCTCGCGATAACCGGATTGGTGAGGTAGTGCTGGAGATGCGCGCAGATCCGAAGCCTGGCTATCTCGCGATAAACGGTTCAGTGCTCAACCGTGCCGACTACCCGCAGTTGTGGGCCTACGCTCAATCCTCGGGGGCGCTTGTGAGTGAGGCGGACTGGGAGAATGGTCAGTTGGGATGCTTCTCGACCGGTGACGGTGCGACGACATTTCGAATCCCAGATTTTCGCGGCGAGTTTCTGCGGATCTGGGACGGCGCGCGGGGTGTCGACGCTGGGCGCCAACTCGGCTCGTGGCAGGACAGCTCCAACCGCTGGCACGGACACGGCGCGTTTAGCGATGGCGCCGGGGGCCACAGTCACACGGCATGGACCGACGTGCAGGGCTGGCACGGTCACCACGGGTGGACCGCTGGAGCGGGCGCGCACAACCACGTCAACGGGGTATTCAGTCGCCTGTTGCGTCCACCCTACGGTGGTTCGCTGACTGGCTCGGATCGAGAGGGCAGCGGGTCTGAGCAAGCGGTCGGCCCCGGCGATTCCGCAGACCTCGCCTGGGTCGGAGACCACGGCCACGAATTCAACACGGAGGGGGCTGGAAGCCACGGGCACAACGTCGGGGTCGGCTGGGTCGACAACCACGTTCACGATATCTGGGTAGCCGCCTCCGGTGCCAACGAGGCACGGCCGAGCAACATCGCCGTGCGGGCATTCATTCGAGCTTACGTATGAAGATCTACAACTATGACTTCGAGACCGGCGCGCTCACGAGTGCTGGCGAACCCGATCCGGATCCGATGTCGCTCGGCCGCTGGTTGATTCCAGCGTTCGCGTCGACCGAAATGCCACCGAAGCCCGGTGACAGGGAGTGGCCGTTCTGGATTGATGGTGCGTGGACGATGAAGCCGGATTTCCGGAACGTCCCGCTGTATCAGATCACGAACGGCGCGCCGGCATTGATCGATGAGCCCGGAGTCGTGCCGGCCGATGTGGGCCTGACCGAAGAACCGAAGCCGTCCGACGTGCACGTGTGGCGCGATGGCGCGTGGGTGGCTGACGAGCAGCTCGTCGAGCACAAGGCGCGTGCTGACGCGACAGCCGAGTTCGCGACGCGCATGGAGAGGGCGCGGGCAGCGAACTACGGTAAGGCCGACGCGATGATCGCCGGCGTACTGACCGATACCGAGGTCGCGATATTCAAGGCATGGGCGGCGTATCAGGTTGGGCTGTCGCGCATCATGGGCGCCCCAGACTTTCCGGCGGGAATCGCCTGGCCGGACGAGCCGGACGAGGCCGCAATCGCAGCGGAGGTAGCGGCGGAGGCACAGCGACGTGAAGCAGAAACGGTCGCGCTGCGCGAAGCAGAGGCAGCCGAGGATGGCGCGCCGTAACGATTACATGGGGAAAGTCTCGCGCGCGCTGCTGGCAAGCGGCGCCGACGTGACGATACCGCTCGCGGAGGTCTAGCACCCACTGCGTGTCTCGCGCATGTTTGTGACCGGAACGACGGGCGAATCACGACTCCGGATCGCGCCGGTGTCGCGCTGGCCCGGCGAGCAGCGGAAGCCCGTCGCAGTGACCGGGCCCGACGAACCGTAACGGCGGGACCGTCACCCTTAACTCGACCGCCTTCGGGCGGTCGATTTCTTTCTGGCCGCCCCGTGCGGCCTTTTTTGTTTGGATCGCCACATGCAACTCACACCGCACTTCACGCTCGAGGAATTGACGCGCAGCGATACCGCACGCGCTCGGCAGATCGACAACACCCCTTCGCCGGCGGCCGCCGCGAACTTGCGGCGGCTCGCGCAGACCCTTGAACGGGTGCGTGCGCTGCTTGGCGGCAAGCCGATGCAGATCACGTCGGGCTACCGTAGCCCCGCGCTGAATCGCGCGGTCGGCGGCGTGTCGACGAGTGCACACGCTCAAGGGCTCGCGGCTGATTTCGTGTGCTCTGGTTACGGGCCGCCGGTCGACGTGTGCCGCGCGCTGGCGGCATCGGACCTGCCTTTTGATCAGGTCATCAACGAGTTCGGCCGGTGGGTGCACATCGGCCTCGCTGCCGACGGCGTGACGCCGCGGCGCCAGGTGCTCACCGCGCGCAAGGTCGGCGGCCGCACGACGTACGCTGCGGGGTTGCACGCATGAGCGACCTCTGGAAGGAAGTGGGCGGCTTGGCGGCGATCGGGGGAGTAATTGCGATGGGCAAGCTACTGGTCGGAAACGAGCCGCTGACGGCGCGGATCATCATCGGGCGCACGATCGTAGGATCTGGCTTGAGTGTCGCCGCCGGCGCCGCGCTGACGCTGTTTCCCGACCTGCCGCCGCTGGCGGTGACGGGGCTTGGGGCGTGTTTCGGGATTCTCGGGCAGTCGTACCTCGAACTGCTCGCGATGCGCGCCATCAATCGGCGGCGCGACGCCGAGCACGCGGACGAGGGGGCGTGACCAAGATCAGCCGATGGATTTCATCAAAGGTGCAACTGCGAGGATCCAACCACCACAGTCGAAGCTCGTGCAGATCGGGCGACTGATAGGTCGGAAGTGGTCGCTCGGTCGCCTTCCGCTTCGCCTGCGTCTCTGTCGGCGGGAACAGGCCGACCGGCGGTTTCGGCGGTGCATGCCGGTCCCGTCGCGTTTCGTCCAGGCGGCGCGACCGATCATCCTTGCTGGGATGCCAGTGAGCAGCTTCCGCGTCGGTCATCCAGAAACGCGTGTGCTGGGGTGGCCCTCCGTACGGATAAGGCACGTATTCCCACTGGTACTCCCAAAGCGGTTCCATGATACGAATCGAGTGCTGTATGGATGTACAGTATATTTAGAGATATGATTCCTTAGTCAAGTCCCAAAAATGGGGTCAGCCGATGCGCACGAATTACCGCGCGCCGGGCGAGGATCCGGGCATCAGCGAACTTACGTGTGGGATCGGAATTTTGGAGACGGTTGGTTTACGTGAGTCAGTCATCAAATTTGGTAGGCGATTAGCAGTAGCGGTTTAATGAAATTCGCGTCCCCATCTTTGAAGTTTATTTCGGCCCATGATCCGTAGCCGTACGCGTCTACGGAGATCGATATTCTGGCTCGGAGAAATACATACGAATTAGGGTCGTCTCGAAGAAAGGCCTGATAGTCATAATTTCCATACTCATCGATAAATCCGTATTTAAATCCGGTGTCTGAGTCAATATCAATTATTGGGAATTGTTTTTCGCCAAACCAAAAATACTGGTATGCATTTAATGATGCGCTGACAGTTGCTCGACTATCCCGGCAAAGCAAGAAGCCTCGATTTGCATTAAGTAAGTAAAATCCGAATGAATCGATCAATGCCATGAAATTCCAAACCCCTGTCGTGTCGGCAAGAAATGCGAACCAAAAATCTACAACGAGCGAAGGGATTTCTGGGCGTGCCATGCCACAAAGCCCAAATTCAGAGCCGGAAATGGACCGGCTAACCTTTACTTTATCGGGGTTCCATGGAAGCACCCAAGGATTGCCGTGCTCGCCTGGGATATCCGCAACTTCGGACGCCGAATCGGACATAACGCTGCTCGCGAAAATTGGAATGGAAATCGGACGTTGCGCTTCCAGCCCGTTCAGCACTGCTCGTTGCTTGAATAATTGTGCCTCCTTGCTTTGTCGGGCAATGAGCTTCGATCGTACTTGTTGAACGTGCCCTTTGATGGCGTCTTGCTGCTCTTGATCGATTTTTGCGTAATCGTCAGGCGACATTTGGGAAACTCGATATATGGCGTCGCGCTCCCTTTCTTCGAAGAGTTTTTTGCTGGACGAAATAAATTCATTATCGTCGCGAATTTTTCTAATTTTTTCAGAGTATTCCTCGTATGAGGTGCGATGTAGAGCCCTGAACTGGCTATCAAGCAGTTCCGCGCGTGACATAAGGCCTCCCTAGTAGGTGATCGAGGTGTTCGACCTGCTTCGCCAAGCATTCGTAGAGAAACTTATATTGACAATATGCGGTCGCAAAAAAAAGGCAAGATCGGAATGTCAGATGCTTGCGGCGGATATCGTGTTGGACCTACGCGTTGGTGGTCTAGGGCGGCGCCTAGGGCGCTCTGCCTTCACGTAAGTCGACGCTTCATGTAGGGCAAATGTTTGTGCGCTAGCGCTATTAGCGCGGGGCATGGCGGGATCGCTAGCGTTGCCAGATCCCTGTGCAATGGATCGATGGGCTGTAATTAGAAAGGGTAGAGCTTTGGCGACGGATCGGCTCGGCCGACTGGCAGCCATATTGCGTCGCGGGGATCTGGCGACGCTACGAGGGCGATGGCGCCCGCACGCTGATCGGGATGAGCATGCTCACTGTGAATGCCGACGGGCATGGCGTGATGGGGCGCATGCACAAGCCGGGCGATGAGAAGCGGTCCGTGGTGATTTTGAGGCCGGCAGACTACGACGAGTGGCTGCACACGATGAACGTCGAGGCCGCGCGAGTGATGCTGGCGCTGTACCCGGCCGACGAAGCGACGGCCGAGCCAGCACTGCGATCAATTCAAGAGGCGTAGGGGCCGGAGCCGCCTTCGTCGGTAAATATTGTAGAGATCGCTAAGTGCGAGCGCTTACGGTAAAAAATCAACGAACGAATAAAAGCCATTGAGCCGATCAATCCAAACTGGCGATTCAATTTCATTCATTATTTCTATTTCGCTTTCGGTTGCGTCAATAGTTGTAATGTCGCCGAGAGGATAAAATTCACCTTCTGATTCGTAGTATTGCTGAGCAACAATTTTGATTAATCTCATCTTTGTTGTAGATGTTGCTCTGTGAACTTGGGTTGCTCGCAAGGTTCTTTCGAATTCTTTTGTTGCGATGTCAATAAATTTTAGCCTTGATTTAAGATCTTTTTTGAGGTGTGGGTTGATATTTTTGGATGATGAAATGACGTTTAGGATTGCATTTTTTTCTTCGAGGAGTGAATTATAATGTTCGTGAAAATTGGTTGGGCTGATTTTGATGCCATCAATCGCGAATTCGCGGGAGTTGTGTGACTCCTTGGTTAATTCTCGAACAAATGCGGCTTCATCTAGGGTTTCGCTGTCGACTCTGAGTTTAAAGTGCTCGCCTCCGTATTTCATAAATTGCTCGGTGCGATACATATGGAAGCGTTGCTTTGCAATCAAATAGAATTCTTGGCGAAGTTCGGGGCGTGGCCCGATGGTTCTTCCATTAACGCGTAGCCACCAATCATCCTTGACATCATCAGTCACAAACACAACTGGACGTGATGTTTCTTTGGCGAGCTCAAGAATCTCATGCCAAATCAATCCGTCGCCCAATTTTTTGTCGCCGGTTTTGTTTTTGTCAGCAGTGCCAGGTGGGATGCCTTTATTAAATCTATCTTCGGCCCATTTCTCATTTGCTTTCTGTTCGGCTTCGCTCGCGGGAGCGCGAAGTTTGTTCGATAATATAATTGTTAATTTCTCTAGAACATGGTCGTTTTGTGTGAGGTCGGGATGTTTTCCTTCAAGATTTTTTATGTCGATTTTCAGCGAAGAAAAGGCGGATTCGACCTTTTTTTGGACTTCTTCTTTATCTAGTGTGGGATGTTTGCGCAGCTTCTGAACGGATTTTTTCAGTAGTTCTTCGGCGGCAATGATCTCGCTGTGAAGGTCCTTGTATGCACTGACTTGCTCGAATATGACATTGAATCTATTTTCGAAAAACTCCTTTGCAACTTGATAGGGAATTGAGAGATTATCCCTTAATCTTGAAATTAAATTTAGGAGGTTTTCTCGGGTGGCGTCGGAATATCGGTAGAGATTGAGTAGCGTGTTTGTGTCAAATACGAAAATTGCTTCTTCCCAGAGCTTTTGTAGCTCGTTATTTGATGGGTCGTAGTACCCGTGAAATAGATCTTTCATAATTTTTCTCTTTGTAAGCGGTTTCTAGCATTGTGGTTTCGACGTCTGGAGGTAGTGTATATTATGAGTTTGTGAATGATCATGTTCTTCCGCCGAGCGCCATTCACCAGTCTTCCGATCGATGTGCAGCATGCGTGTTGTGCCGCGCTTCGCAATGAGAAGCAGGCCGATGGCGCCGTCTTCTATATCAGGGCGGAATCCACTCTGATAGACGACGATCTTCGAGAATGTGTCGGCGACAAGCTGGCGCGCCATCATGCGCGCGTCGTAGTCGAGGTGCTCGACGCCATTCATCAGATCCCGCCACGCGTCGGCGGCGGCCGGCGCCACGGTCGAGGCGGCCGCGGCGAGGTGATGCTCGAGGGAATCGACTTCGCGGCGTTCGCCGGCGAGCTGGCTTTCCAGTTCTCGCAGGCGTTTCAGCACGGCGGCCGGCGCCTCGCCATCGTCGAGCAGCAACGCGTCCGTAACGCGGCGAACCTGCGCTTCGAGTTCAGCGACGCGTTGGCGCGCGCTCGCCAGTTGAGCGCTTACTGACGCCGTGTCGGAGTCGCCTTCGAGCAGTCGCGTCAAATTCATCTGGTCTGAGCAATACAGCATCAAGGCGCGCTCGACCGGTACAACGCTGCAGCTTCCGCTGATTTTGCAGCCGCCTCCCTTGCTGTAGGTGACGCAGTGCAGTCGGCGGTGGCCGGGGTACGGCCGGCCGTCGGCGGCGCGGCGGCGCCCCATGATGTTCTGCGCGACGATCGCCGCGCCGCAATATCCACAGTAGGTGATGCCGAGTCCGGTCACGACGCCGGGAATCTCCCCCTTGCCCTTCCGTCGCCCGCGCTGCTCGGCCAGGTATCGCAGATCCGCGAATTCGGCTGGGGTCAGTAGCGCGGGATAGTAGCCCTCGAGCCGGAATGTTTCGCCGTCGACCTCCACGGACTTTTCGCCGAGTAGCATGCGATTCGCCAGCAGCCGATACAAGTTAGACGACTGCGTGCGGCCGCTCTCGGTGACTTGCAGCCGACGTTCGGCCAGATCGCGAACGATTCGGACGGCGCCGTGCCCCTGCCGGAACATTGCGATGACGTGGCGCACCGCCTCTGCGCGTTCGGGAATTAGCTCGAACTTTCCGTCGTCGCTTTCTCGAACCCAATGTGGATCCTTCCCGACACGGATCGGCGCGCGCCACGTGCCGGCGATCCAACCCTCGCACTGCCGGCGAATGGCGGCTTTGACGCGCTTGCTCTTCGTGTCCGATTCCTCGTGCGCGCGGATCATCACCAGCAGGCTGTAAACGAGATCCATCGGTTGCGCCTTGAGGCGCTCGCGGTTGTACTCGCGGCCGTCACTGGCCGTTACAACCGTGATGCCGGCGTTGACGATCTGCGCGAGCTGCGCCTGGGCCTGCAGCGGCTCGGCGCGGCTTAGGCGATCCAGACCCTCAACGATTAGAACGGAGCCGGTTGGTACCTGGCCGTCCTCGATGGCGCGTAGAAAAACGCCGAGAGCACCTTGCCGGACGTGGCGCTGGTGGTAGGCCGACAGTCCCTCGTCCCGCAGTGATAGGGACGCATCAAGCTCCATCTCGTGATCCGCCGCCCATCTGGCGGCATATTCGAGCTGGCGGTCTATGCTGCCGCCGGCTGCTTGTTTTGGGTCGCTGAAGCGTAAATAGCTGTAAACTCTCGACTTTGCCGCCATGCCCCACAT